GTCTACAATCAGTTCTAGAAGGTAAAGGATACTTTATCAAAAAGACTGGTGAGTGGGTTTCACCTAAAGAAGGTTTCACAGTTCTTGCAACTGCAAACACAAAAGGTCAAGGTTCTGATGATGGAAAATTCATCGGTACTCAGATTATGAATGAAGCGATGTTGGAAAGGTTTGCAATTACGATGCAACAAGAATATCCACCAGTGACTACTGAAAGGTCTATCCTTAAGAAGGAAATGGAACTTACAGGAACCGTTGATAACGAATTCTGTGAGAAACTAGTAGACTGGGCGGACATAATCAGAAAGTCATACTATGAAGGTGCGATTGATGATGTTGTTACGACTAGAAGGTTGGTTCACATAGTGAATGCATTCAGAATGTTTGGTGACAAACTTAAGTCAATCACAATGTGCATTTCAAGGTTCGATGAAGAGACTAGGAATTCAATCCTTGACCTTTACACCAAGATAGATGCGGGGGTTGATTTAAATGCAGAAAACCCTATTGACGAAATGGAAGACTAGGAGTATACTAAGGTATGTTCGGTAAAAAACCAAAACAAATAGACTACAAATACAACGAGGGAGAACTCTTAAAGGAGTTTTCCCAGTATGTAGACTCAACCTATGACCAGCATTACAGTCTGAACAAGTACCAAGCTACTGAGTTCATTATGGATGCAGGACATGGAGAAGGATTTACCATTGGGAATATTATGAAGTATTCTCAGAGGTATGGAAAGAAGGGTGGGAAGAATCGTGCCGACCTTTTGAAAGTTATCCATTACGGATTTCTTGCTTTAAATAACCACGATAAAACCCAACTTGCAGAAGCAGGTTACAAAAAGGAGACTAACTAGTGATGAAAATTAGTGATAATACAAGAGACGTTCTAAAAAACTTCTCAACCATAAATTCGGGTATACGAGTTAAAACAGGTAACAAGTTAGAGACCATTTCTAACATGAAAAACATTCTTGCAGTTGCAACTGTGTCTGAGGATTTCCCTCAAGACTTCAGTATCTACAACTTGCCAGAATTCTTAGGTGCAACATCCTTAATGGAGAACCCCGAATTCAATTTCGGTAGTGCATCATTAAGTATTAACGATGCATATTCAACAATGGATTACCATTATGCCAGTGAGGGTATGGTAACTGCACCCGAAAAAATTATAACAATGCCTGATACTGAGATTAACTTCGATGTAACAAGTGAATTGTTAGTAGACTTACAGAAAGCCTCAAGTGTATTAGGTGTGAATGACCTAGTATTGGAAAGTGATGGTACTACTGTATCCTTGACAGTCAAGGACAAGAAGAATGCATCTTCAAACACATTCTCACGAGTGGTAGGTGAAGGTGATGGAGTTTCGTATTCAATGAACTTCAAGATAGAGAACCTTAAGATACTTGCAGGAAATTATTCTGTAACAGTATCTTCTAAAGGTATTTCAAACTTTAAGAACTCTGATATTGATTTAGAGTACTTTATTGCACTAGAACCCGATTCAAAATACGGGTCTTAGGTCTAAATAGTTTTATGGGTTATTCATGTCTCTGAAAACCCATGGGAGTTACACCTTCTCATCATTCTACTGGGTGTGTAACATAAAGAATTCGGAGGGGTTTTCTTTCTTTTTATTATGATGGAGTCAAAATGACAGAAGAGTTTTTATATGTGGAAAAGTATCGTCCACAGAATATCGAAGATACAATCCTACCTAGACAGTACAAAGACCAATTCAAAGAATTTGTAAAACAAGGAGAGATACCAAATCTCTTACTTAGTGGTTCTGCTGGATGTGGTAAGACAACCATAGCTAAAGCACTCTGTAACGAGCTAGGTGCAGACTTTATCGTAATCAATGGTAGTGATGAGGGTAGACTCATAGACACCCTTAGAACGAAGATAAAGAACTTTGCGTCCACTATGTCACTACAGGGTGGGACTAAGGTCGTTATCCTAGATGAAGCCGATTATATGTCTGCAGATTCCGTTCAACCTGCATTAAGAGGATTTATAGAAGAGTTCTCAAGTAACTGTAGGTTCATATTCACTTGTAACTACAAGAATAGAATTATACCTGCATTACACTCAAGAACAACTGTAATTGATTTCAAGATATCCCCGACAGAGAAACCTAAACTTGCCATGCAATTCATGAAAAGAGTTAAGACTATCTTGGATATTGAAGGGATTACCTATGATGATAAGGTAGTTGCAGAACTTATTACAAGATTCTTTCCCGATTTTAGACGTGTATTAAATGAACTTCAGAGATATAGTGTCAGTGGTACAATCGATTCGGGTCTTCTATCATCTTTAACCGAAGAAAAGTTTACTCCTTTAATAAATATGTTACAGGAAAAGAACTGGGGTGCAATGAGAAAGTGGGTCGGTCAGAATAGTGACCAAGACTTCACATCGTTATATCGTAAAGTGTTCAATGCACTTGAAGTGCGATTAGAACCACAATCAATACCAGCTGCAGTGTTAGTCATTGCAGACTATCAATACAAATCTGCATTTGCAATGGACTCGGAGATTAACTTTACTGCATGTCTAACAGAGATTATGAGTGAGTGTAAATTCAAAAATGTTTAAGTTACAAGAAATGATTGGAAACGCGATTAGTAAATTCTTTGAGTGGAGTTTCCAAAGAAATGCAAACAAACAGTTTGCCAAGAGGAAAAAGAAATGAGTGAACATGACAAAGTAGTAGATAGACAAAGGAGATTACTCTCTGCAGAAAAATGGGCAAGGGGTGTTAAGACACTTCATGCACATTCATTAACATCATTATGGTATGATGACAGAGGCAACGATGGTTCGGTAATGGATACTGAATACAATGATGGTCTTGTCATGAGAGAGATTAGAGAGACAGGTGAAATTGTTTACTTTGGTAAATCTCTTGAAGGTGATGAACTACTACAACACTTCGGACAACATACAGGAAAGTAGATGTCTAAAAGAAATCCATTTGATTTTGTCAAGTCGGTCTCCTATGATAAAAAAGATATCATGGTCGATGCTGTTGAAGAGAATGCATATGCACCATTCCTAATTAACAAATCATTATCCTACCACCAAGATTCCCTTTTCATGACTAATGAGATGAATAATCGAAGCCACCTCGATAATCGTCTCCAATATGTCTTTTTACTAAATACCCTTAGAAAAAGACAAAGGTTTTCCAAATGGGAAAAACCATATCTTAGTAAAAAATTAGAAACGATTAAATCCTATTATAAGATATCAACACTTAAAGCAAAAGAATATATGGAAGTGTTATCAGATAAACAGGTTCGTGAATTGAAAAACAGAATGAAAACTGGTGGACATGACAATGAATGAAAATGAAGACCTTATTAAGGATTTGGTTGAGATAACCTTCCCCGAAAAAGACGACTTTTTAAAAATTAGAGAAACCCTATCTAGGATAGGTGTTGCATCGCGTAAAGAGAAAGAACTCTTCCAATCGTGCCATATACTGCACAAACGTGGTAAATACTACATTACTCACTTCAAAGAACTATTCAAATTAGATGGTAAACCATCAAGTTTGGAAGAAGGTGACATTGGTAGAAGAAACACTATAGTAACCTTACTTGCACAATGGAAATTAGTTTCCGTAGTCAACCCCAATCAAATTAAGGAGCCTACTGCTCCACTATCACAAATTAAAATCATTCCCTTCAAAGAGAAAATAGAGTGGAAATTAACCACTAAATACTCCATCGGGGGAACGAAGGAATCATAAATACTTCTAGTTAACTAAAACAGGAGAAATTTATGTTAGAATTTATTCAGTGGGTTATAGGATGGGTACAAGTGATTCCTTGGTTAGTAATGGGTGCATCTTTGATTGCAGCTCTTACTCCAACACCAGTCGATGATGGATTGGTGAAACAGGTCTACAAATTGTTGGATTGGGTTGCCTTAAATATTGGTAAAGCAAAACAATAAATAGTAGTAATTAGTAATAATAACGAGGTATATTATGGAATATATTATAGGATTGATTGTCCTTGCAGCTTTAGGTTTTCACTTCTTCGGTTCGAAGAATGAGACTACAGTGGCTAAACCAGTGTCAAAATCTACCCCTAAGAAGGTAACTCCACAACCGAAGACTCCTTCAGTTGCAGAATTAAAGAAATTGACCAAGGTTCAACTACTAGAACTTGCAGATAAAAACAACATTACAGTTAAAAGAAGTGGTTCTAAAGCTGAAGTTGTTAAGACAATCTCACAATCTAAATAATTAAACAGTACTCAGTATTGTATAAAGAGTGTTTCGGCACTCTTTTTTTTAGCCCGTTGCTTAGTGGATTTGCATAAATAAACGTATGGAAGAGATATTTGGTTTAATAGGTGAAGTCGGAGCCCCAATTGCAGGGTCAATCGTTATGGGATTTTTTATCTTCATAGTCATTAAGCAGATACTTGAGGGTGTTGTTGACAGTATTGGTACACTAACCATGTTCTGTAAATCACTTGAGAATCGTGCTAGAACGATGTCGAACGAGATGATTAAGATTGACTTACTAGTGTCAAGTGCATTAGAACTCAGACCCGACATCGATAGGATTGCAAGAGCCGAGAACTTCATCGAAGACGATAAACTCGATGTAAGAAGGGATTAATGGATATTGCATCTCTAATATCCGAATACGGATTTCCAATAGTCATGTCAGTCGGACTTGGCTACTTCATATATTACATATGGTGGTTTGTGGGTGAGAAACTAGAACCCCAAATTGAGAAGATGCATTTTGCACTAATAAAAGTAATAGACCAAACAAGAATGTTAGACCAAGATTTAATTCGTTTACAACAAAAAGTAAACGTAGTTCTCGAAATGAAGGAGAACTTAAAAAAAAGAGAGAATGAAAGAAATGCAAAAGATAACAACAGTAATAATTAGTGTTTGTTTTGCACTTAGTGTAAGTGCAGATGAAATAACATTCAAATTTAAGAGTCCTGCTTTTAGTGGGATAGGACAATCTGCACATTACTTGACAGTAGAGAATCAAGAGAAGTCAAGACGTGATAAGATTAGTCAAGACATAGAAGACAAGATTAAACAAGCAGAGAGAGAAGCAGAGAATACAACGCTTGCAAAATTCCTCAGAAATGTGGAAAGTAGAATTTATGCTCAGATAGCAAAACAGTTAGTAGAGAATATGTTCTCTAATGGAACTGCATCCGATTACGGAACATTCGCAATCGAAGGTAATACAGTTACTTATGAGAGAATGGTTGGAGAGGATGGAGTAGACTTCATTCGTTTAACAATCGTTTCTAGTGATGGTACAACAACAACTTTAGATATACCGATAGGTACAGGAAGTTTCTAAATGAGAAATTGGGGAATAGTCGGACTTATCGTCTTGCTCACCAGTGGGTGCGCAGCCATTCCATCTATGACCGACAGTTGTGAAGCTTTTGTTATGTCAAAAGTAGGTGAGTGTATTGAGAAGGCAGAAGTAGTTAAGATACCAACGTATCAAGAACTTGCAAATCTACCACCAGCAAAAGACATGCCAGTGGTTGCAGTATATGCTTTCATGGACAAGACAGGACAACGTAAGAGTAAAGATGGAATTGCATCTTTCTCCACTGCAGTAACACAAGGTGCAGAATCATTTCTGATTGATGCACTTAAGACTGCAGCGAATGGTAAATGGTTTAGAGTAGTAGAGAGAACAAGTTTGGATGCACTCGTAAGAGAGAGACAGATTATTCGTTCTACTAGAGAAGATTTTGCAAATCAGAAAGGTAATGAAGACGCCCCAACGGGT